GACATTCTCGGCTACTACATCGTTAGGATCAAGATTCAATGCACGACATGCATTTACCCAATACCACATGATATCACCAAGTTCACGCTTCATATGAAACAATGTCTCATTATTAAGTGGCTTTCCCTGAAAGGTAATCTTCTTTACGATCTCTTGGAATTCGCCGGTCTCACTACCTAGACCGATAGCGCCACATAGCAATAATGGAACGTTGACATCTGGACCATGCATGTATTCACCATTGGGTCCATATGCTTCATAGTTACCATCAAGCCTATCTAACTGATTCATGAACGTAGTAAGATCATGACTTTCTTTGCTAGTTACAGCCTGTACGAATTCCATATATTTGTTCAAATCAACTTGGTTACTCATTTGATACTCCTCTAAACATTTCTTTACGACCTTCTTCGCCCAATATATGATCAAAGATTTCTCTAGTCCTTTGCAACATAGCGCAGGCTAGCATCAATTGATCTTGTGGGTTACTTGTGCTTGTGATAGCAGTATCTATCACAGTCATCATAGTTTCCATTCTTTTTTCTAGGGGGTCGAATGAGTTTGTCATTAAAATGCCTTTAATATGATCATGTCTGCATTGAAGCGACCATTAGGTGTGACGCTTACTGCCTTGATGTCCTTGAAGAACTTACGCGCCGCGGGCTTACTACCCATAACCTCTTTGATCTGAGTTTCAGGCTTGCGCAATGTCTTGACTTCACTCTGCTTAGTGCAGAAGCCAAGAACACTATTACCCTTCACAGTAAGACTCTTTGCGTAATCATCGGCAACATAGTGATGCAGTTTACGCTTCTTGGTGTCATAGACCCAAGCCTCAGCACAACCATGCAACTTAGTAGGCGGTACGCTTACCAATTCAAGTTTATCAAGTTTGAACGTCTTGAGATACTTGAGGCTACGAACAATCTTTTCGACGGGCACCGGCTTCTTAGCACGTGGCTTGCGACCAGTCTTCTTGATATTGATATAACTATTGAGTTCGGCGATCACCGATTCGATAGTACTAATGATGTTGCGAATCTGAATCTTACCGAATCGTGCATAGGCTTCGTTCAACTGCTCATCCTCGCCTGCCTGCACTTCATAATATTCTTCTAACTTCTTTTGCCAAGCACTAGTCAGAATATGAATATGTTGTGGTAGAATGTTATATTGTGACAAGGTGCCGATGACGTTGATAGCATTCTCTTTCTTACATCCATCGTTTATATACTCGTCCCATAGACCTTCAAGTTCTCCACCCGCTTCACGTGCCTTATCTTTCATGATCTCCTGCACGTTGGGTCGATTAGTGACTGGCTTCTCAGTAGCCTGTACCACTTCTATGGTTCGAATCATACGATCAATTTCGTCATTGAATCGTGCTGTTTGTTCTTCAGTAGGTTGATATCCGCGCATGATGCATCGCGCAAGATAACCATAACTAGTGATTACCTGATTCTCATTCACCCGACGTACAGATTTGGAGCGTGTCATATCGCCATTAGCATCAAGATACTGTGCGATAAACTCACGGGCATCCTTCTTGTCATAAAAATGACCATACCAAGTCAATGCACTACCCAATGACCATTTAGTGCTGTCCTCGCTAAAGAACGGTTCTGGCCCAAAGTACTTGGTATCAGGATCCTTAGGATGCAGTTCTTTAATTTCAGTAGATTTAGTGCGGGCCATGTGTCAACTCCAAATGTTTAACGATATTATATATTCTAATACCTTTCTTTATGGGTGTCAAGTCCTATTTAAGCCATTGAATACTAGACTAAATACATGTATGCCCAAATTATCGCTTTATAGCCCAACCAAACAGAACGATTATAAATTCTTCGACAGGACTATTTCGGAGCAATTTACGGTGGGCGGAACGGATCTGTACATACACAAATATATGGGTCCGAATGCGCAGACACCTAGTCCCGATTATACACAACCGCAATACTTAAGCCCCGATCCCACGCAGATACAGGATTTATTATTTTTAGAGAATCGTGACAGGGTATACGATCCAAATATCTATAGATTGCGTGGTCATTATAATGTTCAGAATCTTGATTTCGATCTAAGCCAGTTTGGCTTATTCTTGAATAATGACATTATTTTTATTACCGTTCACTACAACGATATGATCGATATTGTTGGTAGAAAATTAATGGTGGGCGATGTTTTAGAACTACCGCATCTATTAGATTATAACCCATTAAAAGAAACCATACCGGTCGCACTAAAAAGATTTTATTCGATTACAGATGCGAACTTCGCAAGTGAAGGTTTCAGTCAAACATGGTACCCACATCTATGGCGAATCAAATGCGAGCCATTAGTAGATAGTCAAGAATTTAGTCAGATATTAACCGAGCCGATTGATAAAGATAATTGGTTAGGTCCATGGGACAAAGATAAAGTATATCCTCCTGGATATGTAATCACATACGGTGATAAGAATTATATCAGTTTGATTGAGGTACCAGCAGGCATCGCGCCACCCAATCCAACATATTGGCAACTTGATCCTAATCAAAATCTCAAAGATATCTTGTCAACATATAACAAGAATATTGAGATCAATAACGCACAACTTGAAGAAGCAAAACGTATTGTACCTAAAGCAGGTTACGACAACAGCAAACTCTATGTCGTACCTACATATGGTGTGTACGAAAGTAACAACACTCCTTCAGGTAAACTAAACCAACCTGCACCACCTATCAATATTATAAGCAGTTCTGCAGGAGCACCAAGCACTACAGGTACTGTAGTGTATATGCGCAATCCTAAGTTTAAGAATCCTAGCATTGGTATAAGAATAAGCAAGGATACCATAAAGAATATATGGGATATGACTGCTGACATGGATATCAAAGATAAGTTTGATAAGTTCGTGCAGGCAAGTTTAGAAGTGACTGAGACTAGACCTTATGTATTACCAGAAGGCTCAGGATCCAGAGCGTTAGAAGGAAACAGAGTACTTCAAGTGATGTCTAACGGCCCTGTCACAGGCCCATATGGAACAGCAGATAACACTTACGCTACTGCTGACGCAGATCCTACTCAGCCTGGATTCACCGGTACTATCAGCACACAGATGGACTGGCGTGCAGATTGCGATCCTGCATATCAATATATCAGCCGTGCAAGCCCAAGAAGTTTCGGTTATGAGACTGCATATCTATCAGGAGATGGTCAAGCACCAAACGGTTATCCAAGTGGTGCGGGCATTGCATTCCCGCAAAATCCACAAGTGGGCGATTATTTCTTACGCATAGATTATATGCCTCAGATATTATACCGCTGGGACGGAAAACTATGGGTTCGTATAAGCACTAATGTACGAACAGACACAGGATTTACAGCAACCGATCAAGCGCAGAAATCACAATTCATCAACAATGAAGCCGTGATATATAACAATAATCAGCAAGAGTTAATACCATCAGCACAACCGCTGTCAGGTATTTTACAATTGGCTCCAGACAATTTACCGCCCCAACCATAAGAGTAACGCATGGCACAATTTTTTTATGACAATCAGATACGCAGATTCTTATTGCAATTTGCAAAAATCTTTAGCAACTGGTATGTGACTAAAGGCAAAGACCCTAACGGCAATGATATATTGGTTCGTGTGCCTATCATGTATGGAGATCAAAGCAGACAAGTATCTACTGTCATCGCTAATAACAGCGCAAGCAATTTGCCTAGTGCACCATTGATCACATATTGGATCTCGGGATTAGAATACGATCAGCGTAGAATGCAAGAACCTACCTTTATTGATAAGATCAATGTTCGCCAACGTGCATACAATCAAGAAACACAATCATATGAAGAGACACAGGGACAAGCATTTACAATAGAAAGATTAATGCCTGTACCTTATACATTGAGAATACAATTAGATATATGGACTACTAACTATAATCAAAAATTAGAAATAGTAGAACAGTTAGGTACACTATTCAATCCTGCATTAGAAATACAAAGTACAGATAATTTCGTTGACTGGACATCATTAACGGTTGTATATCAGGATGGTCTTACATTCAGTAGCCGTACTATACCTCAAGGCACAGGTAATCCTATTGATGTATTGACTTGGAAGTTTTATATGCCTATATGGATAAGCACATCAACTAAACTCAAGAAGATGGGCGTCATCAATAAGATCATTGCTAGCATTTACAAAGGCAGCGCATTACAAGATATACAAGATGAAGATTTATTATTAGGCACAAGACAAAAGATAACACCATATGGCTATAAGTTATTATTGATAGGTAATCGATTACAATTATTACCGGCTAATGAAGCATTCTATCCACCTAATACTGATCTGGATGATCCTACACCGCCTAATACAAATCTATACTGGTCTAGTTTATTAAACGTCTATGGTAAGTTCAAACCCGGTATCAGTCAGATTTGGTTACAGAATCCATTTATGGAAGATGACATCGTAGGCACTATAGTCCCGGATCCTACTGACGATAGAATATTGATATATGATATCGATCCTGATACATTACCACAGAACACAATGAACCCGGTCGATGCAGTCATCAATCCACAATTGACAGGGCCCAATGCAGGATTACCCGGTCCTATTAATGGGCGCAGATATCTCATCGTTGAAGATATAGGCAGTCCAGGAAGTCCCACAGTAAGTTGGGGCAACTTAGTAGCATATGCGAATGACATCATTGAATATGATGCAGGTACTAGTTCATGGTATGTGTCATTCGATGCAGCCTCAGCCACTTCTGTGCAGTATGTGACCAATTTAACTACTAACATCCAATACCGTTATGTACAACAAGAAGGGCAATGGATGAAATCGTATGAAGGTTGGTACGATCAGGGCGACTACAGTATTGTAATTTAATACCGTATTTGTTATAATTAAAGAATGAAAAATACTTCGGCTGGCATATTCTTTTATTGCACTACTACGGATAGATTCTTATATCTTATGCGTAGTGATGCCAATTTTGCATGGGGTGTTCCGGGTGGTAAGATCGAAGAGGATGAGACCTTACTTGAAGGATTGCAGAGAGAATGTATGGAAGAAGTAAATTACTGGCCTACATCCCCTAAATTGATTCCTATTCAAAAGTTTGTGAATAACACTTTCACATATCATACTTTTTTCTGCCCACTAGATGAAGAGTTCATCCCATACTTAAACGATGAGCATGTAGGTTATGCTTGGATCGGTAATAATCAACATCCTAA